ATCTTCCATTAAAGATAATTGTTTCCATAATCTTCTACCATTCTCTAACATTGATTTACCATAGGGTAACCAGTTAGTATCTGCTAATAATCTGAAGTGTGCAATCTCAAAGTTTTCGTATTCTTGTTTTCCATTCGGGTCCTCAGTAATTTTAAACTTTACCGAGTTTGGATTGGATGGATCAGTTCTTTCTAATCTTTCAGTATTATAAACTGAATGAGGAGTAACGTTAACAATACCCTTACCTTCGGCAACTTCTAAACCTAAAAAGAAATCTCCATACTTACACATGTTTCTTACCCATGGCCATAAGTTGAACTCAACATTAAGAACATCGTAAAATAAGTTATTAAGGATATCTTGAACTTTTTGGTTATCAGAATGAACCATTAAAGTATCACCAAATTCATTCTTTAGAGTTGATTCATCTGCGTAGATATCTAATGCCGAAGAAAGTATCGGGTCATTATCCATTGCATCAAAATCACGAAAAACTTCTCTACGAACTTGTTGGTATGCCATTGATTGAGCACCACCTGCTTGTTCATAAAAAGATTTTTGAATTTTGGTGTATCTATCTCGTAGGGATGATAAGTTTGTTTGTTGTCTTTCATCACTATCAAAGACTTTTCTCTTACCATCCTTATCGATAGTAACTACCGCTTGAGAACGAAAGAGTTTAGTTAACCTCCCAAAAAATGAAGTATCTGCCATTTTGTTTTCTGTTTAAATTATAACCTTTATTGTATTATTACCATTTTCTACAAGACCAATATCTTGCTTTGTGTCTTGGACCTGGTGAATCACAATTGTGTCTAGCTCTAAAAGATTTCCTTCTTTCTGGATTATTCTTTTTGATTGACATTGTTTTTTCACCACCTTTACCTTTGTGTCCAAAGTTTACCTTGACAACATTTCCTTGGGGGTTTTTAACATATACTTTAAATTTCTTAACATCACCTTGCATGGGTTTACCAAGTTTTACCTCTCTACCTTGGTATTCAGCTTCGTTAACATCACACTTATATTCTTTCATGAATTCTACGAACTCTCTGATATCAGATTGAGATTCTACATCGTATTCTTCACAATATGAAGTATTTTCTAATAAATTAGATAATTTTATCATTGATTTACTCTCCTTTATAGTATAAATATATAATTATTTAATTAACCAAGTTAAATCTTCTCGATGTCCGTTACCCATATCCATACTCCACGGATTTTCATCGTTAACAGTATTACCACCAAACCCCATTCCTCCCATATCTAAAGTAGATTGTCCGATACCACCAAGAGCTTGTCTGGTTAAGTCAATTCCCTCTTGTCTTAATCGAAGTGCAGTATCACGAACCCATAATGAAATTGCTAAAGACATGGTTAAATCATCATTGTAACCTCTCATTGCTTCTGCCCTATTACCATTCCATATAAAAGTAAATAATTCATCTATGGTTCTCGTAGAACGTATGGTTACATCTTTCTCTCTGATGTATTGTTCCATCTTAGAAATGATGAGTGGTCTTGTTTTAGAAGTAGTGGAAAATCCGGCTACCATATTTCTTTCCTCTGCTCGGTATTTATTATGTAGTTGATTTTCTACATCTACATATTTTAAATCCTTACTCATGTAGAATAAGTTTTGATAACCTCTATCGATTACTTGTTGGATTACTGCCCAACCAATGTTTGCGTTTTCAATTACTAATAATGCTTGATTGTAATCAGTTGCAAGAGATACTAAGAAGTTTCCAAAATCTTTGGTATCTAACTTACCTTTGTATTCGGCTACTTGGGAAGAGTTTTCTATATCGATGACATGACATGCGGAGAAATCGGCAGAATCACCACGAGCAACATCGGCAACGACCATATAAGATTTCTGATAATTTGGATATTCCCATTTCCATAGGTTTCCATCGAACCCAGTCTTTTCAATGGGTTCTTGACAGAATGTTTCTTTGTAGAACATTAAAAGTTGTGGGTCGATGACAGTATCACCCGAACTTACGAAATCACAATCACATTCTTGTGCTGCACCTTTTGGTCCTAAAAGAACTTCTTGTTCATCTCTCCAAGTTTGGTCTCGTTCAGGGTGAACTGACCAATGTAATCTGATTGTGTTAAATGTATTAGTTCCTTCTTCTGCACCTGTCCAAGTTTTATGAAAAAAGTTACCTACCCCATTTGGTGTAGAAAGGATAATTGCATTACCACCCGTTGATAAGGTAGATTGTGCAGATACCCAAATTTCTTCAATCTTATCGATAAAAGCTGCCTCATCAAATACTAAAAGTGATAGGGCTTCAGAACGACCAGCATCACCTGCAGCAGATGTTGCTTTAATTTGTGAACCATTTGAGTATCGTAAAGATAGTTTGTTATCTTCTACTGTTTCTTGTTTTAACCACGAAGGTAAATACTGATTCATTACTCGAACCTTCGTTACAAGGTTTTTAGCAACTTCTTGTTTGGTTGCAATTACAAGAACATTAAAATCTTGGTTGAATAACATCTTCCATAATGAAAATCCTGCAGTTAAGGTTGAGATACCTGTTTGACGAGATTTAAGAATGATGTTATATCGGTTTTCATGGAATTGTGTTAGAGTAGTTTCTTGAAAGGGAAATAGCTGAAAGGGAATCTTACCACGAACTGGATGTTGTATCATACAATACTTCCTCATGAAGTATATCGGGTCTGAAGCACACTTCTGATACTCTAATTTAATTATTTCCTTTAACGATTGTTTAGCCATTATTTACCACCTAATAGTAAGAGTAGTGCACCTGCACCAATATAAGTTCCAACTTTGTAAAAGAAAGTTTTTCTACGTTGGCCTTTTAATTCCTTTTCTAATTGTAAAGATTTTGTGGCCTCTAGATTAAATTGTTCATCTTTTTTTAAGATGATACTTTGTAAGTTTAAAACTTTAACATCTAATTTACCAATAACAGAATCCTTTAGAACAACCTTTTTTTGCTCTAATAATAAAAGTTCCATAGTCTTTTTAAGTTCTTCCTTAGCACCATCACCCGTAATTAAATCTTTAATTACCAGTTTTGCGATAGGTTGCTTCAAAGATACTATCGTATCGTTTTGTGAAAAACTCTTGAAGCTCACTAATAGTAAGCTTATCAACAGAATTAGTTTTTTCATCAGTATTTCTCCTTATTGTATAAATGTTGTTTTGTACTTTATTGATATCACCATCAATTAATTCTAATTCTGAATGTAAATTAGAAATTAGTTCATCCAATTCGTTGTTCATAGTTTGAATTGAATCTATTTCGTTACCAATGTTTTCAATCTTTTCATTGAACCCATCGATATCTGTCTTTAATCCCCTAACATTAAACAAAGTATATGCTAGAAAAACCATACAGATGATGATTAACATGTTTGTATATCGTGTACTTCCCATTACTATAAATAATGTTCTAAATTGTTTTCTCTTAAAATTTCAAAAGCCTTGATTCGGTTTTCTTTAATTTCATCAAGTTCTTTTGTACCAAAATCAATCAATTCTTGAATTTCCTTCTTAACTTCTTCAATTGGTTGAGGCAATTCCCACTTTTCAGTCGAACCATCTTCATTAACATACTCATAGTATGGCTTAACATCCAAAAGTGATTGTTTATATTCTTCTATCTTAGCGGTACCAAAGATTATCATCTTAGTCCATACCTTATAGTTCTCATATTCTTTCCAAAAACCGGTAGTTCTGATGGTATGTTCGTTTTCAACGGTACAATTAAGACAGTATCCGTTTTTTTCAATCAATTTTCTATCTTTATCGGATTTTTTGATTGTTTTACACTCTGAATTCTTACATTTGGATTTTTCTTCGAGATATTCACGGATTTCTTGTAGTGCATCCGAGTTTTTACCGGTTTTTAAGATATAACCTTCTTTTTTCTCGTATCGATGGTGTTCATCTTCCCAAATATCACCAACATTCCTCTTTTCTTCTGCTTTACTGTACCCAATGGTAGTATTTTTATCATACTCACCAGTTTGTACCATATCTACCAACTTTCTACGAGTTGGGTGCATGTATTTCTTTTTGAATTCTTTACTCATTGTTACATATTAGGTTATACCTTGATATATAAATATATAAAAATGTAGAAATCGAAATTTTTAGAAGAAAATACCCAATAATTGGTTTACGGAAGCAAATGCACCAGTCAATTTGAAAGTGTTTCCTTTATATTGGAAAACAATCCCTTCATTTGGTACAATTTTAGAAGGACCACCAATTGCTTTTAATCTTTGTAACTCTAATTTTAATTTTTCAATCTTCTTAGGGTCACCTGATTTTTTAACATCTTGAATTGTCTTATCTATTCTCTTTTTTATCGAACGAACTGCCTCATCTGGGTTTACAGTTAGTACCGATGATGTAAATTCTAATACATCTGCCCCAACACCTAAGAAAATGTTCTCAAATTTCATCATATTATCCTTAGCAATGTTCTTTTGGTCTTGTGAATCAATTTTCTTAGCCCAATTTAGAGTTTTTTCATCTGAAATGTTCTTATTATCGATTCTAAATCCTTTATCATAGAATGCCCACCTCTTAACTAACCCCATTAAGGTTTTATTATCGAGGGTAGATGGTGAATTTTTGGTTACCCATTGTGTCCACCATGCTTGATGATACTCAGCAACCCCATCAGTATCCTTTAAACCGAATTCTTTTTGTAATTTTGAGATTTGAGATGTATATTTTCCTTTTTTAGAGGATAATTGTTGTGATTTTGGTAAAGAAATTACAGGAGGACCTTGAATTGTGTAATTATCTTGTACATCTTTGTTGATTTGTTTAATCATACCTGCCAAGATTCTTCCAGCATCAGCATTTTCTCCAATTGCAACTCCACTTTCATCATATTCCATAGTTCCATGGAATACCAATAGAGGTTGTCCGTAAGGAATTACGTTAACTGATGTAGGATAGATTACTTCAAGGTTCATAAAACATGCACCTCCTT